TGTTACGCTCACCCTCACTCTCCGCCGCCTGAATCCCAGACAGCAAATCGTCCCCAATCAATATGTCCCCACGGCGACCCGTCACGTTCGCGCCAACAGCCGTCGCGTGATAACCACCCGCACCCGTCGTCATCCACTCCCCAGCCGCCGTCTTATCAGCACTGATGCCAACCCCCGGGAACAGCCGGCGGTGCTCGTCACCCTTGATGACGTTGCGCACCTTCAAACCAAATGAATCCGACAACTCTTGTTTATGAGTGGCGAATATGACGTTCCGGTCAGGGTTCTTCGACAGGTAATACGCCGGGAAATAGTGCGACGCCGCAAACGACTTCCCATGACCCGGAGGCATGCTGATCATCAAACGGCGGATCTCACCGCGCGCAACCGCGTCCAGCTTGTCACACACCAGCTTCAAGTGCGGCGGCGGCGTCAACCCACTCACATACTCAACATACTTCGCAAACGACGATATCGCCTCCTCGCGGGAAACCAACTCCGCCAGCAATTCATCCAGCGTCAGGTCATCGTTCACTCGGCGTCATCCCCAATACCCCTGACCAACGTCCCCTCAATCACATTCACAGGACGAGCCCGATCCGCAACCATCGCCCTGAGCGTCGCCAAATCCAGATCCTTCGCGCTCACACTGTGGTTCACATTCACCGTCTGATCCAACATCCCCAGCAACTGCGCCTGCGTCTTCACCGCGCTGATCGCACTCGGATACGCACCCTTGTCCATCGCCGCCTGAACCACAGCCTGCAACTCATCCAAAAACAAATCCCGCGTATATTCCCGCCGCTCAACCTCAACCCCCGAAGCCTCAGCAACCATAATCAATCGCTGAACCTCAGGACGCGCCAGTTGCCTCGACGCGACAATCGACATGTTCAACTCGGGACTCGTAATCCCAGCCCTGACGCAAGCAATCTCAGCCGCATTCCCCTTCTTCAGAGCCCGCTGCTCAACATACACCCGCGCGAAAATCTCATCCCGCTCAGCAGGACCTACCACATCCAAATCACCCGTGTCATCAAACATATTCAGCGTCCCCGGCAAAACTATAAAATAAACATAATGGAACCGCAGATAAAAACAAAGGGGGGTGTTTCAGGGGGTGGGGGGTCGGAATATGGCCGGGACGGATTTCGAACGAAATGTGGGTGAGAGTGGGTATATATAGGATGAAAGCTGCGCCGCGCGCGCGCGAGTGGGTGGGTGGGGGTGCGCGGGCAGTGCCAGAGCCGCCCCAGCCGGGAACAGGCAGGGCGGTGCGCGGTCTCGCTGCACCGCATGATGTTGCGCCTAGGTGATGACATGGCTGTTGACACGGTTGTTGCTTGTATGCTTAGGTGCTGATGGGCGTTATGCCCGGTCTAAGTGGAAAGGTAACTAGATGAATAAAGATTATACGACAGCCGGCGAGCGCGGCGTGGCCACCCGGCTAGTGCGCGCGGCAATCCATGCCGGCTATACCGTGTCGGTCTATGACGGCGAGGAATACACCGTGAAGCGTTCGCGGCTGGAGCGCCAGATACTTGAGGCGCTGGCCAGCACAGAGGAGGACACGCTGCTAATCCGCGACAGCGCCGGGGAACGTATCGGCGCGCTCTGCCTTATCTGGGGCAACGACGAAACCGGCGAGGAGCTGATCGCGGACTATACCGACAAGCCCGAAATTGAGGCGCTGGCCAACGCCGCGCAACGCTAACCACCACAGGGCCGGCCACAGCGCCGGCCCACCACCACAGGGAGCAACCACCATGCACAGCTTCAACCTACGCCGCGAAGTGATCCAGCTTCTGGGCCGGCCCATGACAGAGACGGAAACGGAGGCCTACGTTTACTTGCGTGACTTCGGTTATGCCAATCCATTTGACCTAGTGGCGGAATTGCCGCGCTTCATTGAACGCAACGAAAAGGGAGTCACGAAATGACACGCAAAGATTATGTGATGATTGCCGAGACGCTGCGCCAGACGCTGGCAGATATCGCCCGCGATGCGTCTAGCGATTTGCTGACAGATACCGGGCGAACCCATTTAGGCGGGGAGCGTGCTGGCGTTCGTCACGCCGCGCTCCGGGTAATGGAGGCGCTGGCGAGTGATAACCCCCGCTTCGAACGCGAGACGTTCCTGAAGGCTTGCGGCTTCTACGCCTAATCACACCGGGGGAGGCTTAGGCTTCCCCCATCACATTGCAATGTGAACCATCACACTGGGAGCAAACTATGTTTATCGGAACCCTCTATTTCCTTGGCAAGTATCGCCCGCTCTACGTCGAAGGCGACACAGCTGAAGATGTGTTCGTGCAGCTGGAGCGCCGCGCCCTACAGGCACCGCCAGAGGCCTTAGAGAGGCTGCAAATGCTGCGTATGTCCTACAGCCCCCGCTATACGTCCCAGAGCGCCGAATTCGGCACCTACGGGGCCGCCGTGCGGGAGACGGACGCCCACCCCCTGCCCCCGGCCCTGTGGGACGCCATGCCGCCCTGCCCCGGCCTGATTTACAATTGAGAGGAACCAGCATCATGGCCACGATGACAAACGCTGATTACGCCGCCCTTCGCGCGGGATATGCCGAGAGCGAGCGAGTCGCCCGCGCCGGGGGCCGTGCCCGGTATATAAACCCGCACCCTTGGGGGAGCCGCCTGCACCGTATGTTTGAATTCGGCTATTACGTGCAAGAGCGCGGCTTGACGCTGGGCGCACAGGATTATTGGCAAACCGGGCGCGGTGGCACGTTCACGTCACCGGCAGGCACCACCTATCGCCTGTGGTGCGACAAGGGCGGTCTGGGGATACAACGCGCCGCCTAACCACATCTCCCAGCCCCAACTAGCCCGCCCTAACCCGGCGGGCTTTTTTTGCCCTCTCCCAGCCCGCCAGAGGCACCACACAGCGCCTGTCCGGCATTGAACCGCATAGGCAGGCCCGGACGCCACGAACGGCGTTCAGCGGGCTTTAAAATCGCCCATGCGCCTAGCGCATATCTGGCAACCCCAGCACCGCCGCGCCAGAGCCTGTCCCCTGTTGCAACGCCTGTTGACACGCAAGACAGCGCCTATCTGCTGTGTCACGGGCTAAGAGCCTGTTTTTGCTGCATAAAAAGGCGTTTTGAAACAGAAAAACGCCATTTGTCACAGCGCCTGTTTCACTCCAAGCCTTTGAAAAGCAACGCCTTTCCTTATTATTATTATAAATGAAACAAGATTTAGATATATATAACCCCAGTAGGATGGTGAGTTGTATACATAACACAGTAGGGGGGTATGAATACCCCTATGGGGCTATATTTCCCGAAAAACCGTTTCATTTTCATTTTCGCCCCGATTTAGGTAATGTTATCAGTATGTTGGAGTGAAACAGCCAACCGTCACAGGGGCGTTTCACCCGTTTCAAAACGCTGTTTTATCGTTTGGTTTCAGGGGCTTGGCCCGTGACATTTTGTTTCATGAGCGATTACAGGGGGTTAGCCCTTCGTTGTAAGTTAGTTTTAATCGAAAACGAGCGTTTCCCTGTCGATCCGATTGCGGATGTGAAAGTTCCGTTTTCGGTGCTGATTTACTGTTGCGTGAACAGTCAGGCGGAAATAAGGGTTGCGTGACGGTTCTGACGGGCCGTTTGAAACGGGAGGCATAAAATGTTTGTTGGCAAGAGCAGCCCTTGGGGCATTGTTCAGGACGAAGAAATCATCGCGGAGGGCATCGTTTACGTGTCCACGCCATCGCATGGCGGCATCTGGGTTAGCCCGGAATTGTTGGGCCGGGTGCAGGAAGCGATGCGCGATTATGCGGCTTACTGGTCTGGTTCGTCGTGCTGGTTCGAGGAAGATTGTGCCGCGCAGTGCGTGGTGGTGAGCTTCCCGGAATACTTCCCGGCAGAACAGGTGGAGCGGGCTCAGGCGGTTGTTGACCGCTATGTCCTGAAGGTGGTGGCATGAGCGCGAAACACACACCGGGGCCGTGGATGGCCGGGCCGATGGTTGGCGAGTCGGACACGATATGGATTGGCAATGGCGACGGCTACGTGGCGCAGGTGACGCGCATTGACGGGCTGGAGCCTATCGACTGGGCGGACGCCGCGCTAATCGCCGCCTCGCCTGATCTGGCGCGGGCGCTGGCCGATCTGCTGGCGGATGCGGTGGAGATGGGGCTGGACGATAGCCCGGTTTCGGGTTCGCTGATTGAGGCGCGTGAGGCGCTGCGGAAGGCGGGTGTGCTGTGACCGAAAGCCGCCTGCAATCCGCGCTGGCCGTTGCCGCGCTGGTAATCATCGTCGCCGTTCTGGCGCTTATCTGAAGGAGTATCGTGATGAAGCAGAATGTTTTGGATGTGCTGAAGGCGGCGGCCGACTCGCTGGCCTATGCGGCGGATGCGCTGGAGGCACCGGCCAACGCTTACATGCGCGATGTGGCGCGTGACACGGTTGAGGCATGGGACACTGTGTCGGCGCTGATTGTTGCGTTGAACCAGATCATTGAATTGGAGCGGCGCGGCGGTTCTTCGCAGTCGATACGGATGACGGCTGTCGCGGCGATTAAGCAGGCGAAGGGGGAATGACGATGAGCGAATACAACGGTTGGACGAATTACGCGACGTGGCGGGTGCGGCTGGAGATGTTCGACGGCTACGACGGCGCGTCCGATAATGATCTGGATGCTTACGATCTAGGCCAGAGCCTGCGCGACATGGCGCTGGAGACGGTGGCGGAACAGGCCTCCGGGCTGGCGCTGGACTATGCCGAGGCGTTCCTGTCGGACGTAAACTGGCGCGAAATCGCCGAACACATGATCGAGGATTACCGGGAAGAGGAAGTGGACGTATGACGGGACAGGAGACGCTGGCCGCGCTGGATGCGGCAATCGTGGAGCAGGAGCGTGAGAGGTGGGTGCAGGCTTGCCGGGTGCGTGACGAGGCCGCGCAGGTGGCGCGTGAGGCGCTGGCGCGGTGGGCGCGGCTGGAGAGGGAGCGGCGGAAATGATGACGTTTATCGTCACTGCTCACTACGCGACATGGACGGGCCACATGGCGTCCTGCCGCCGGGTCGTGAGCGCCGTTGACCACAGCCATGCTCTGGACATCGTCCGGGAGCGGGTGCGCGGGTTCAAGCGATACATGGGCAAGTTGTCGATGGATTGCGTGGAGGAGAGGGCTGTTTCATGATCGAAGAAATGTTGGATATGCTGGCCGAGTGCGCCGAATTTCTGGATCGGTATGCCGATTACGAATCGGACGGCTACGGCGGGATGGAGCCGAATGGCGCGGCGCGGTTGCTGTATGACGTGCAGCAGCTGATCAACAAGGCAGAGGGCGCGGCGAATTAATTTCGAGGCGCGGCGAATTAATGGCGAGTTATTGGCGAATTAATTTCGAGGGGAAATGAGATGGGCTATCGAAGCGATGTTGTGTTCGCGTTTTATCCGAGCGCGAAGGGTGACGGGCAGGCGGTTTCGTCTTGGCTGATGCAGCACTGGCCGCAGGCGTGGTGCGAGGTCGATGCTGGGGAGGAGATGGTGCTTGTCCGGTATTCGGATGTGAAGTGGTATGCCGATTACGAATTCGTCAGGTCGGCGCGGGCTGCGGCTCTGGCGTTCGAGCGGGCGTTCGAGGCTGACGAGGATCGGACGGCGCGGGCGCACTGGGAGATGGCGCGGATAGGTGAGGATGAAGCCGACGTTGAGCGCGATGGTTCGCCGTTCATGGATTACCGGCTATCGATCCGCCGCGACATTGAGGTGATGTGATGCAGAAAACGATGGCAGAGGTGCGGCGGGTGGCTGAGGCTATCGGCTGGAGTCCGGAGACGCTGGCGCGGGCGTGGGAGGCGGCAGGCATAGCGATTGCCGCCGACCCTCCGGAGGTGCGGGTGAAGCGATACAACCACGCCTATGATGTGGCGTTCAGCTTGGTCAGCAATGACCCAGAGGGGCTGGACGTGACGCCTGCGATGTTCCGGGCGGCACTGCTGCGACGCATCGATCAACTGGATGCAGAGGCGGCTGTGGGCGGCTGGGAGGGGGCGTGCGGCGCGCCGTATGACACCTACGAGGAAGAAGGCAATGCCGGATAAGCGTGTGATTATCCACGACCGTAGGTTTATGTGGTGGGATGGTCAGAAGCTGACGCCTGTGCGCCTGTCTGAGCGGGCGCGGTCGCATCTGTCACAGGTGAATTCGCTCGTGGCGAAGGGGAATCCGGTGCCGCATGACTTCGCGACATTCGCGGGGCGCAACAACGACGATCTGGCGGCTCAGTATGGCGTTGATGTGCGGAAGGTGCGGGAGTGGCGCCACAGCACCGGGCTGCACTATCGGTCTGCCACATCGCGGACGCTGCCGGTTGAGGGCCAGTATGACGAGACCCTGACACTGGCCGAGCTTGGGCGGGCCTGTGGTTACGGCTGCGGATCGCGGTTCAGCATGATGCTGCGGAAGCACAGGCCAGAGATACACGCGCGGGCTGTGGCGAATGGCCGAGCGCGGAGCACGGCACATTTGAAGCAGAGGAAGAAGGAGAAGGGGGAATGACTAAGATTGACCCATCTACCGGACGCGCATTCGGCGACCACGGCAAAGGCCATGACGCCATCGAATACGCACTGTGCCACATCGCAGACGACGGTGAAAAGATTGATTTTCTCACCGAATGGATGGTCGGCGGCGCGCAGGACGAATGGCCTGAGTTTTACGAGTGGCTCAAGAAGGAGGGCCGCTGACATGACTACGCAGGAGGCCGCAATGCAGGATGATGTGACCGATGCCGGGTAGACCCGTCTACGAAAGCGACGCTGATCGCAGCAATCAAGCAGGCGTCATCACAAAACTGGAGCGCGCGTTCGGCTTGACGGCCACTGCGCCCAGAGACCCGTTCGCGCCATACGATGCGGTGTTCCGCCGCCAGCCGCGCCCCTGTGTGGTTGAGATCAAAGTCCGTCGCAATGAGCGCGCGCGATACGAAACGTATTTGCTGAGTGAGGGCAAATACAATGCACTCTGCGCCATCGATGCGAGGGGCGCCGACGCTTTGCTGGCGGTGCAGTGGACGGATGAACTGGGCATTGTGCAGGTGCCTGTTGAACACACGGTATCCACCGGGGGCCGCTATGACCGGGGCGACAGCCGCGATGTTGAGCGCGTGGTGCTGATACCGACGAGCAGCTTTATCACTGTGAAGGAATGACGATGAATGCGACAGCGAAATACGAGAGCGATGACCTGCGGGTGTTGTTCGTCTGCCAGATGGAGCGCGCCGACTACGGTGTGCCGCGCTCACCATCATGGTGGGAGCCTGTGCAGGAGACCGCTGAGATCGATGAGCTTGAGATCTTGGGCGTGTTGGTTGATCCCGCGGCGCTGCCGAAGGATCTTCGTGACGCGATTCACGGACTGAGTGTTGATCTGGATTGGGAAGGGGACATAGGATGAAGCATCATGAATTCACGTTGTGCTTCGGCATCAGGGCCGAGGATGAGCAGGATGCGTGGGCGCAGCTGGGCGACCTGCTGAAGTCGATCACGCGAGATCAGTTGATCAGCGCGATGCATCTGGAGAAGCCGGGCGACCTGACGGCGCGCGATGCTGGCCGGGTGCTGCGGGTGCTGGACAATCTGGTCGATGCGTTCGACGCCTTCACGGACGACAGCATGATCCCCGGGCGCCTGTATGCCGAGATGGAGCGGGCGCTGGACTTGCTCCGGGAATACGGCATGCGGCCAGCGGCGAAGCACTGAGGGGGATGGGGAGCATGACTGAGAATGAAACGATTGCGGCTGCGGCTGGGGCATTCGACAGGCGCGATGCGCTGAAGGCGCAGATGGATGCCGTCGATGCTGAGATCGCGCAATTGGTGACGCACTACAGCATAGCGATGCGGATGTGGGGATTTACCCCGCTGATGCTGCGCCGTGCGGTTGAAGCGCGGACGGGCCGGAGGGCGGGCTGATGCGGTATGCGAACCGCCGCGCCGACGACGGGAGCATCCTGCCCTTCGAGGTGCTGGAGCCTGTCAGTCCGACCGAGATGATCATCTGCGAGATGGATTGCACCCTGCGTAAAGGCTGGAAGCCGATCATGCTGTT